GGTAATTCGAACCCCGGTCTCGGGCTGTTTCGTGAGTTTCCCAAGGGGGTTAAGTGAAGGTCATTCCCGCCTTGAATCAGCCGGTTTCCCAGGCTGAATTTGCCCAAATCATCAGCGTCAGCGAGGCCCGCGTCAGCCAGCTGTTGACCGACGGCATCCTCGCGCGTGGCGTCACAGCGCTTGAATGGCTGAACGCCTACTGCACCCGCCTGCGCGAACAGGCTGCCGGCCGGATGGGGGCCGATGGCGGGGGACTGGATCTTGCCCAGGAGCGCGCTGCTCTGGCGCGCGAACAGCGGATCTCGCAGAAGCTGAAGAACGACATTGCTCGGGGCGAGTATGCGCCGATCGGACTGCTGGCCGACGTGCTGGCCACCACCTCCGCGGCCGTGGTGGATCGGTTCGAGCAGCTGGATGGGGCGCTACACAAGGCCTGCCCGGATCTTCCCGGCGAGGCCCGCGCGACCGTCATGGCCGTCATCGCCAGCGCACGCAACGAGTGGATCCGGTCGACTGCGCAGCTGATCGATCGCAGCCTCGACGAGCAGACCGGCGATCAGGGCGACGAAGACGTCATCGACGTCGCCGACGCAAGCATGGACGAGCAGAGCTGATGCTGCACCGGCGCACCGCCACCGCGATCAAGGCTGCCGTCCGGACCGGCCTGGACAGCCTGCGCGCCGAGCCTGCGCAGCGCCTGAGCGACTGGGCGGCCGCGCACTTCGAGCTGGCCGGGGAGTCCAGCCACCAGAAAGGCGCGTGGGAGGCGTGGGCGTTTCAGCGCGGCATCCTCGACTTCATGTCCGATGACCAGATCGAGGAGCTGGTCATCATGAAGTCCAAGCGTGTCGGCTACACGAAGATGGTCACCGCCTTCATTGCGTACAACATCGCTCATCGCCGCCGCAAGCAGGCGCTGTGGCAGCCGACCGACGACGACCGCGACAGCTACGTGAAGAACGAGATCGAGCCCGTCCTCGACCTGGTTGATGCCGTGCGCCGCATGCGCAAACAAGGCAGAGGCGTCGAGGACACGATCAAGCTGAAGCAGTTTCGCGGCTCGGTGCTGCACCTGCTGGGCGGCAAGGCCGCGCGTGCCTACCGCCGCATCACGGTTGCGGTGGCGATCCTCGACGAGTGGGACGGCTTCGATCAACAGGTCGAAAAGTCGGGCGATCCGGGTGGTCTGGCCAAGGGCCGCCTCGAGGGCGCGCCTTACCCCAAGTTCGTCGGCGGCACCACGCCGCGCATCAAGGGCCTGAGCCACGTCGAGCGCGCCGTGGAGCATGCAGAAGGCTTGGTGCGCTACTACATCGAGTGCCCGCACTGCGCCGCCGATCACCCGCTGATGTGGGGTGGCAAGGACAAGGCTTACGGCTTCAAGTGGGAGCGCGGCCAGCCCGGGACGGTGCGCCATGTCTGTCCTCACTGCGGCGACAGCATCACCCAGGGCGATTACCTCAAAAGTGGCCAGCCCCTGGCGGGCGCTTGGGTCTGCCTTCGGACCGGCAAGCGCTATGGCGCCGATCGCATTTGGCGCGACGTCGCCGGCCAACCCTGCCGCCCGCCGCGCACCCTGGGGCTGCATGTGTGGGCGGCCTACAGCCCGCAGCGCAGCTGGCCCAGCATCGTGCAGGAGTTTGAGCAAGCCCTGTCTGCGCTCGAGCGCGGCGACGTGGGGCCGATGCAGCTGTTCGTCAATGAGACGCTGGGCGAAACCTGGGAGCTCGCCGGCGAGCGCTCCGACGAACATGAATTGCAGGCCCGCGCCGAAGACTACCCGCTGCACACCGTGCCCCGTGGTGGCCTGGTGCTGACCGCAGGCGTGGATGTGCAGCGCACGCGATGGGAGATCGCCGTCTGGGCCTGGGGCAGGGGGCTGGAATCGTGGGTGGTGGATCACCACATCATCGAAGGCAATCCCGCCAGCGAGGCCGACTGGGAGCAGGTCACTGCCTATCTGCAGCGTCGCTACACCCAGGCCTGGCACGGCGGCAGCCTGGGCTTGAGCGCCATCAGCATCGACTCCTCAGACCAGACCCAGGCGGTCTATAACTGGGCGCGCCAGCAGCAGACCCGCTTGCCCGGCCTGCGCGCCATCAAGGGGTCCAGCGAAGAGCACAAGCCCGTGCTGGGCCCCAGCAGCAGCCAGGAAATCAACTGGCGCGGCCAGAAATGGCCCAATGGCATCAAGCTCTGGATCATCGGCGTCGATACCGCCAAGGATCTGCTGCTTGGACAGCTGGCCATCGACCGGCCCGGCCCCGGCTACGTGCATTTCAGCCGCCAGCTGCCGCGCGAATGGTACGAACAGCTGACGGCCGAGCAGCGCATCCTGGCCAAGCACAACGGCCGCGACACCTACAAGTGGGTCAAGCGCCGGCCGCGCAACGAGGTTCTGGACTGCCGCAACTACGCGCTGCACGCGGCTTTCGGCCTGGGGCTGCACAGCTACACCGATCGCCGCTGGCAGCAGATCGAGCAAGCCGTGCAACCGCCGGAAGACCTGTTTTCAGCGCCCGCTACTGCCGCCGTGCCGACAGCTGCGCAGACTGCCGCAGTGCAGACGCATGCACGCCCCATCCCACTGCCTCGCCCCTCCCCAGCCCTTGCGTCTGCATTCACGCGCGGATGGTGAGCCACTTCGACGATCGCCTATGCCCGAAAATCTTTCGCTCGACGCCGAACCGGACCTGGTGGACCGGATCTTTGACTACATCGCCCAGGAGCTGCCCGAGGTGTCCGCCAGCGTGCATCACCTGAAAACCAAGGTGCGCGCCGAGTTCCGCGGCGAGGAGTGCTACATCGCCGGGCGTCCGGCCACGGCGCGCCAGCAGCAGGTTGCGCAGGTGCTTGCCCTGTTCAATGGCCGCAACGCCAGCGAAGTGGCGCGGCGCCTGGGAGTCAGCCGGGTCACGGTATGGCGAATACTGAAGCAGTCCGGCGAAGTTAAAACTGTTTCAGCTTTCCGGGACATGAAACAGACCCGCCGATAGTTTGTCCTGACAAATAGGAAGCAGCATGGCACTAACACCGCAAGACATCGACAACCTGGATGCCGCGATCGCAACCGGCGAGCTGGAAGTGGAGGTCAATGGCCGCCGCGTCAAATACCGCAGCATCGCCGAACTGAAAGCCGCCCGCGAGCATGTGGCCAGCGTGCTGCAACAAGCCGCAGGCAGCTCGCGCCCCGCAGCCTATCGCGTCAACTTCTCCACTTCCAGGGACTGAGCATGGCCAATCTCCTCGACCGTCTGATCGGCGCCTTCAGCCCGCTCGCCGGCCTGCGCCGTCACACCGCGCGCGAACTGCTGCACCGCGCCTACGAGGGTGCCAGTCAGCGCGACGGATGGCGCCCGAAGCGCCCCGGAGCCAGCGCCAATACCGATCACGCCATGGACGCTACCCAGCTGCGCACCCGCGCCCGCGCTTTGGTGCAGAACGTGCCGTACATCGCGCGCGGCCTGGGTTCGCTGGTGGCCAACATCATCGGCACCGGCATTTCGCCGCGCAGCCTGAGCCCCCAGGCAGCCAGGATCGACGCCATCTGGGACGACTGGGTCAAGGTCGCGGACGCTGACGGCCGGCTCGATCTGTACGGGCTGCAGGCCGCCGCGTACCGGGCGATGGAACAGGATGGCGAAGTGCTGATCCGGCTGCGCACGCGCCGGCCTGAAGACGGCCTGCCGGTACCGCTGCAGCTGCAGCTGTTGGAGATCGACTGGCTCGACACCAGCAAGACCGGCACCTTGAACGGGCACGACATCATCAGCGGCATTGAGCGTGACGCGCTCGGGCGCGTGGTGGCGTACTGGCTGTTCGATCAGCATCCGGGCGAAATGGTGCAGCACCGCCGCGGCAGCCTGGCCAGCCGCCCGGTGCCGGCCACCAGCATCATCCACCTGTTCAACCCCGAGCGCCCGGGGCAGGGACGAGGCGTCAGCCGCCTGGCGCCGGTCATTGCGCGTGTGCGCGACCTGCAGGTATACGAAGACGCTGAACTGCAGCGCAAGAACCTGGAGACCCGCCTGTCCGTACTGGCCAGCGGCGACCCGGCCGCCATGGGCAGCTTCGACGCCAATGACCAGCGCTCCGACGCGCAGATCCGCGCCGATGGCAGCCTGGGTGCGCTCGCCGGGGGTGGCATCATCCAGGTGCCCAGCGGCCTCAATCTGACCGTGGTCGAGCCCAAGGCAGCCCCGGGCTACGTCGACTACGTCAAGCATCAGCTGCACCTGATCGCGGCCGGCATGGGCGTGACCTACGAGATGCTGACCGGAGATGTGCGCGAGGTGAATTTCAGCTCCGCGCGCGTGGCCATGCTGGAGTTCAGGCGCAATGCCGAGCAGCTGCAGTGGCTGCTGCTGATCCCGCGGCTGTGCGAGCCGATCTGGCGCGCCTTTCTGCAGGCGCTGGAGCTGACCGGCGCCGTGTCCGGGCCGATCAGTCCGGCCTGCGACTGGTCGACGCCGAAGTGGGATTATGTGAATCCGGTGCAGGACGTCGCGGCCGACCTGGACGAGATCAGCGGCGGCCTCTCCAGCATCAGCGAAAAGCTGCGCCGCCGGGGCTACAAGCCCGAGCTGGTGTTTCAGGAGATCAAGCGCGACATGGAGCGCCTGCAGTCCGACGGCACGCTGGATCTGCTGCTGATGCTGCAGAAAGGGCGAACCATGGGCATGGCGCAGACGCAAGCAAAGACATAGCAAAAATCGTTTCAGTTTTCCTGAACTTGAAACAGCGCAATCTGCACGATGGGCGGCATGAGCCAATCCAATTCTTCTGCCGCCGCCCCCCATCGCCAGGATCTGCCGATCGCCGGCCGGTCGATGGATCTGCGCAACTTCACCCGCGCCGCACCCGGTGACGGAAACGCACCGCCCGCCAAAACGGAAATCGTGTTTTCTGCCGGGGCCGCTGTCCTCCGCTACGACTTCTGGCGCGAGCGTCCCTACAACGAAGTCCTGGTGGTGGACGACAGCGCCGTCCGCATGGAGCGCTTCCGCCGCGGCATCCCGCTGCTCGACACGCACAGCGCATGGCGCCTCGAGCATCAGCTCGGCGTGGTCGAGGATCCGCAGATCCAGGCCGGCCGCGGCACGGCCACGGTCACCTTTTCCCGCCGGGAATCGGTAGCCGGCGTGGTGCAGGACGTGCAGGACGGCATCGTCCGCTCCGTCTCGGTCGGCTATGTCCGTCATCGCGTCGAGATGGTGCCGCCCGAAGACGAAGGCGGTCTCTGGACCTACCGCGTGGTGGACTGGGAGCCGATGGAAGTGTCCCTGGTGTCGGTCCCGGCCGACATGGACGCCCAGGTCCAGCGCTCGGCCGGCGGTCAGCCGCCGGACGCGGAACAGCAGCTGCGCCACTACCCGTGCGAATTCATTGAAATCGTCACCCGCAATGCGCCCGCGGCGGGCTCGTCAGCCGAAAACCAACCCTCGAAAGGAACTCGTCAAATGCCCAAAGACGGCCAGACCCCCGCCGGCGTCACCCCTGCACCGGCTCCGAACATCGCTGCCGAACCGCAGTCGGCGCCCGCCCAACGCGCCGTCGAGCCCGCGCCGGATACCGCTGCCATCCTGCAGCGCGCCGCCGCCATCACCGATCTGTGCGCCCGCCACGGCACGCCCGGCCTGGCGTCGAGTCTGATCACGGCCAACAGCACGCTCGACGCGGCCCGCGCCGCCATCCTCGACGAGCTGGTCAAGCGCGACGCCGCCATGGGTGGCCACCGCAATGCGCTCGGCATCGAAACCGTGCGCGACGAGATGCAGACCCGCATGGCCGGTATCGAGCAGGCGATCCTGCACCGCGTCGCAGCCGGCACCAAGCTGGACGACAACGGCCGCCAGTTCCGCGGCATGTCGCTGCTGGAAATGGGCCGCGACTTCCTGGAGGCCCACGGCGTCAATACCCGCGGCATGGACCGCCTGGCCCTGGCCACCCGCGTGCTGCACTTCCGTGCCGGTGGTGCGCATGGCACCAGCGACTTCCCCAGTCTGTTCGCCAATGTGGCCAACAAGCGGCTGCGTGGCGCCTACGACGAAA